AACATGTGACTTTTGGAGATTTGCTCCATTCATTCCATATAACAAAGACATTGATCCTTACAACAAAAGAGATTGGCCAACACCATGGGAAATCATTGTAGAGAACCGGTATGATGATTTTACCAAAGCATTGATGATGGCATGGTCATTAAAATACACTAAACGGTATAAAGATTCAAAAATAGAAATAAAAACTCTTGTAGATTGCCACAAAAACTGCTACTATAATATTGTATGTGTTGATGAACAATGGGCATTAAACTACAATGATAATGGTCCAGAACCGATAGAAAATATTCCAGAGTCATTTTCCCTAGAAAATCTTGTCGAACTTGATAAGACCTGGTAAATATCTTCCTCAGCACATTTTAGAAGGTACAAAAATAATATATGATCACAGTGATCAAACGTAATGGGGAATCCGTTCCTCTCGATATTTCTAAAATACAAAGACAAGTTGCGCATGCCTGTAAAGGTATTGACGGAACAAGTCCAAGTATGGTAGAAATTAAAGCACAGATAGAATTACACGACGGCATGACAACAAAGACCATAGACGAGTTATTACTCAAAGCCATGGTTGATTTAATAGACGAAACTGAAAATCCAGAAACTAATAATGTTAACTACCAATATGTAGCAGGTCGCCAACGTGTTAGTATGTTGCGTAAAGAAGTCTACGGAAGTTATACACCTCCTAGATTATATGATATAGTGAAAAAAAATGTCTCAGAAGGAATGTATACCAATGAATTGCTTGATTGGTATTCAGAAGATGAATGGAACATCATTGATCTCTTTATAGATCATGATAAAGATGAAACTTACACTTATGCGGCTATTGCACAATTAACAGAAAAGTATTTGGTGCAGAACCGCGCTACCGGGCAAGTTTATGAAACCCCACAAGTTCGTTATGCAATAGCTGCCGCTACAGCTTTTCATAACGAACCTAAAGATACACGATTGAAATTAGTAAAGGAATATTATGAATGTGCGAGTGATGGTCATTTTAGTTTGGCTACTCCTGTGTTGGCAGGTCTTGGCACTACCACTAAACAATTTAGTTCATGTGTGCTTATTAGCAGTGATGATACATTAGACAGTATCTTTGCCGCAGGCGAAATGATGGCCAAATATGCCTCAAAACGAGCCGGAATTGGCCTCGAAATAGGCAGAATTCGACCATTAGGTGCCCCAATTCGCAATGGAGAAATCAAACACACGGGTATGATACCATTCTTAAAGAAATGGTTTGCTGATTTAAGATCATGCTCGCAAGGTGGAATACGCAATGCAAGTTGTACAGTAACTTTTCCCATCTGGCATTATCAATTTGAAGATCTAATTGTTCTTAAAAATAATCAAGGAACAGAAGAAACTCGTGTACGACAAATGGATTATTCTGTAGTAGTTAATAAAATGTTCTGGAACCGCTACAAGAATGGCGGTAGCATTACATTGTTTGATCCACATGAAGTTCCTGACCTGTATGAAGCATACTATCGAGATAGTCAAGAATTTGAAAAGTTGTACACACAGTATGAGCAAGATCCGAAAATTAAGAAAAAGACATTACCAGCAGTTGAGATATTCAAAAATGGAATCCTTAAAGAGAGGACTGATACGGGGCGCATATATCTTGTCAATATCGACAACGTCATCAACCAAGGTCCGTTTGATACAAAAACAGATCCAATTTATCAATCAAATCTTTGTGCCGAGATACTTTTACCAACTCGTCCTTTTCAGCGCCTAGACGAAGAAGGTGAATATAAACTTACTATGGATACCGGTGAAGAAGTAACATTGGCAGGCGAACATAAAGTTTTGCTAAAAGATGGAACTAGAAAAAAAGTTCGAGAACTAGATGAAAATGATGATATTGAAAATTTGTTAATATAAAATAGTGGGCAATAGTATTTCAGCATAAATAAACAGAGAGGATTATTATGAAGAAATATAATGTTTACTGCCATACGTTAAAAGGTAAAAGATATATAGGATATACCGAAAAATCTATCGAAGATCGCTTAAAAGAACATGTTAAAGACAGCGAAAGAGGATCGGAGACTTATTTTCACCGTGCTATTAGAAAACATGGACATAAAAATATCATAACCGAAAAATTGGACGAATGTACTACGCAATTCGATGCCAAAAAGATAGAGATGTATTACATAGAAATATTTGATACATTTAACAATGGGTATAATATGACCAAAGGAGGAGATGGTGGAAATACAAAAGAAAGATATTCAAAAAAACAGTTAAAAGACTGGGGAGAAAATAGAAGCAGATTAAGCTCTGGAATGAATAATGGAAACGCTCGCCCCGATGTTACACGAGACGATATTATAAAAACTCTGTGTAATTATGTAAAAAAAACAAAATCAAGTGATGAGTATATTCTTCGAAAAGAAATTGATATTGTATTAAAAGAACAGTTATCAATTAGTAGTAGGTTGTTAGTTAATCGAGGAATTAAGAATCATACAGAATTAATAAACCTAGTAAATAGCAAATTAAAAAGTAATGAAACAATTAGATACAATCCGTATTACAGAAGTCTAGAAGAAAGAAAACAGTTATCAATCCAGTCAAAAAATTGGGTATGGGTTACTGACGGGGAAAATAATAAAAGAATTAAATTATCCATGCTAGATACATATCTTTTAGAAAATAAGAATTATAAACAAGGAAGAACATTAAACAAATGAAAATAGTTAAAAAAGAATGTACAAGAGAATCCGGAAGGGTGGCTTTGTGTACCCTTGGCTCAATAAACTGGGGCGCCTTCCGTAATCCACAAGAAATGCGCAAAGCGTGTCGTATCCTTGTACGCTCCTTATCTAACCTACTCAGCTATCAAGACTTCTTGAGCATACAAAGCAAGTTAGCCAATGAAGACTTCGAGCCATTAGGTGTTGGTGTTACTAATTTGGCCTACTGGCATGCTCGACGTTCATTCAAATACGGTGATGTAGACGCACTTGCTGAAGTCAAACGTTGGATTGAACATCAATCTTACTACCTCACAGAGGCTACGGTTGAACTAGCACAAGAACGTGGTGCATGTAAACGAAGTGAATACACTTACTATGGTCAAGGGATATTTCCCTGGGAGCGTAGAAGTGCAGGTGTTAATGAACTCACTGACTTTACACCTAGCCTAGACTGGGAACCTCTACGTGCTCGTATGAAACAATATGGTGTTCGTAATGCCACACTTATGGCGGTAGCACCTGTAGAGTCATCTAGTGTGGTCATGAATTCAACTAACGGTATTGAAATGCCTATGGAGTTGATTAGTATCAAAGAAAGCAAGGCAGGATCATTTGTACAGGTTGTACCAGAATATAAAAGATTGAAAAATCGTTATCAATTGATGTGGGAACAGGTTGACTGTATTGGGTATCTCAAAACAGCCTGTGTATTGGCGGCCTATGTTGATCAAAGTCTCAGTACAAATACATTCTACTCACCTAAGCACTTTGCTGATGGTAAAGTACCCGGTACACTGATTGCTAAGAATTTAATGTTAGCTTACAAGTGGGGTCTGAAGACACTGTATTATTCACTTGTGGACAAAGTTGGAGCAAAACATGTACTAACCACTCAAAGTGATAGATTAGTTACAGTGGAACCTGTTACAGTATACAATGAATTAGAAGATGATCAATGCGAGGCCTGTAAATTATGATACACATTCGAGATGAAGGCGGCACTGTCCGTACAGGATTTAATTTCTACCCACTAACAAGTAACCAATTTGGTTTTGTTTTTAAGTTAAGAAATTTTATTCTATTTTTAAGATACAATAAAAAATTAGGTAAAGTTAAATGTCACAAGCACAGTATAATTTAAGTAAACAAACAAACTATCTCAAACGTAAAATGTTTTTGGATCCAGAAGGTCCTGTAACTGTACAACGATTCGAGGAAGTCAAGTACAATAAACTACAAAACTTTGAATCACTAGCTCGTGGATTTTTCTGGGTACCTGAAGAAATATCTTTGACCAAAGATAAGATGGATCACAAGGAAGCCACTGAAGCTATTAAACATATCTTTACCAGCAATCTACTTAGACAAACTGCATTAGACAGTATTCAAGGTCGTGCTCCTGCACAGGTATTTGGACCAGTGATCAGTATTCCAGAATTAGAAGCATTGGTTTGTAATTGGAGTTTCTTTGAAACTGCTATTCACAGTAAGTCTTATAGCCATATCATAAGGAATGTTTATAATGTACCTAAAGACGAATTTAACAAGATTCATGATACGGCTGAAATCGTTAA